GCTGGGATTGACCTCGGCGGCCGTGATGACTTGGCATCGTTTGGCGTGATTGCTCGATTCCCGGTGGACGAGGATGAGGAAGGCAAAACGATCTGGCGTTACGAGGGATTTACGAAGTCATTCATTGTCGATGAAACAAAACGAGATTTGAAGAAGCAGCCGTGGGCCGGATGGATTGCAACCGGCGAACTGACGGTTGTCCGCTATGTCGTAGCATCGCTCAGAGACGAGTTTCTTCGAGTGGCGGAAGAGATTGGTATTAGGGCGGTGGCCTATGACCCGTACAACGCTGCTCAGTTGGGTGACGAGCTATCTCAGGCCGGACTTGACGTTATTAAAATGCCTCAGAACTGCTTTCAGTTTCACGAGCCGATGCAGGAACTGACGGCAGCGATTCGCGAAAACAGGTTCACGCCGGACAAGACAGACAACATCCTTCGCTGGTGTGCCCTTAACATGATGACAACCAGCAACGCACAAGGTAAGATGATGCCAGATAAGCGAAATTCGAGCGAGAAAATAGACGCTGCTGTGGCTTTGTTGATGGGCATTCGGTTGGCAATGCTGGCTCCATCGCGTCCGACAGGTTCTCTATTCATCGTTTGAAAGCCCAAATATGGAACTGTTTCGACGGTTTATTACACGAATTGGCTCTGGTTTGGGTGCTTTCTTTGGTACTTCGCCAGAGTTTGGATCATCTAAGCTAACTCCGCGCCGCGCCATTGAGTATGCCCCTGTCTGGTATGCGGTCAACAAGATCGCAGGGCACTTTTCGCAGTTGCCTATTAACTGCCATCGCAGACTGGAACGCGGCAGCAGCATTGAGCGATCGCACCCCGGCCACAAGATCGTCCACACGCGACCGAACGATTACCAGACGGCCCCAGAGTGGAAAATGTTTGGCGCACCGAGTCTTCTGTTGTACGGCAACTGGCGATGCGTTGTTGAGCGCGAAGGCGGACGGCCAGTTGCGTTGTGGCCAATGTTGCCAGACCGTTCAAGCAGCGAATGGTTCGAGGGCAAGCGATGGCACGGCACCGTTTTGTGCCAGCACGAGCCGTTAGCTAAAAAGGTCGGTGTTACGTCCGACAGTCAAACGGTTTGGTTTCCGGATGAAGATGTGTTTTTTGTGCATGGCCTGAGCTTTAATGGCCTTGCTGGATTAAATGCGTCTGCGGTCATGAGCAACAGTCTTGACGCTGGATTATCGGCAGAGGATCAAGTTCGAAACCTTGCCAAAAAGGGATTCAGCGGATCTTTAATTCTCGAAGCCCCTGGCGGAATGTTCCGCAACGAAGAAGAAGCAAAGAAATTTCTGTCGATGTTTCGCGAGGCTCACGACGGAGCGGAAAACACCGGCAAGACTGCCATGCTCCGCGAAGGCATCAAGGCCAACATGGTGTCAATGAGCGGTAAGGATTCGCAGTGGATTGAGCAGCGACTATTTCAGCGGCAGGAAGCAGCGATGTGGTTCTGCTTAGAGGAGATTCTTGGCGACGATTCCAGCGTGTCTTACAACAGCCTCGCAGAAAAGCATTTGGCGTATTTGACAAACTGCTTAAACCGCTGGTTGGTCCACATTGAGGCCGCTTGCAATCGATCGTTGCTGACGGAACGCCAGTTGACCAGCGAAACGCATTACTTCAAGTTTAACACTAACGCTCTGATGCGAATGGACCCACTGAAGCAGGCGGAATACCTGACAAAGTTAATCGCGGCAACGGTGATTAGCCCGAATGAAGCACGCGAAAAACTGGACATGAATCCCTATGACGGCGGGGATGAATATCAGAATCCAGCGATCACAGTGACAGCACCGATGCAAGAGGATTCGCTAGAGGTTCCCGAAGACCCTGAGCCGGAGGACGATCCAGAAACGGAAGCCGTTCAGAGAATGGCCGTGGTTTCGCATTTGCGAAAAATGATCGCAATTGAGCAGCAAAGAGTATTCGCCGCTGTAAAAACAAAAACCCCTATCGCCTCTCTTGAAAAGTTTTACTCGAAATGGCAGCACACTCTGGGGGATGTTTGCGAACAACTTGGAGGCACTCCGTACGCGGCAGCAGAACATTGCCGAATTTCGCAGAACGCATTGATTGAGTTAATGACTAAAACGACGCCCAAATCGCTTCCGGATGCTGTTGGCGAGCTAATCGCATCATGGGGCGAACGTGTTGAAGATTTGGCAGACTACATACTGGGAGCGACGGTATGACAGAAGGATTTGTGGCGGATCGGCCGGAGTTTGAGTGGCTTACAGAAAAGTCAGGCGGTTGGCAGTTTGGTGAGCAAGGCATTCTAGTTGCGTTGGCAAATGCGATAAATCAGCCGGGGCAGTGCGTTGAAATTGGGGCGGGAAACGGCGAGTCGCTGCCTTTGACAATCGAACCGTTTTACAATCACGGGCTACCGTGCTTGTTGTTTGAGAAGGACAAGCCATCGCGCGACGCAGTGTCTGCGAAATATCCTAAAGCGACGTGTTGCGGCGAATACACTGGCCTCGGTTCGCCATTAGATGCAAGCCCGTTCCTGCTTGTAATTGACGTTGATGGAATTGATCGTCTTATTCTGGAAGACGTGTTACGAATTTCCAGACCTGTAATTATCATGGTTGAGCATTTCGACCGATGCCACTCTTCGGACAGTTGTGAAATTGGTGATGTGCCGAACTGGCTTTTAGGCCAAGAACTCCACGACGGGTTCAAAATTCAAGACAACGCGGAAACACTGGAAAATCTCGCGAAACAATTTCGATACGTCCGTATTGGCATGACGCGAGTCAACTCAATTTTTGTTTATGGTCCTTTTGCTCAGAAGGTGGCAACCAATGTACCAGTCTGATTTGGAAACTGGCGAAATCTTTCTCTACGACGCGATCGGATCCTCTTTTTGGGGCATGATTGACGCGGCGACCGTGCTACCTGACCTCGCAAAGATGGCGGGCCGAAAAGTGACGCTTCGCATTTCATCCCCAGGCGGAAGCGTGGACGAAGGGCGAGCAATCTTCAACGCACTGAAGCGGCATCAGGGCGGCGTTGACGTTGTCGTTGATTCGTCGGCGTATTCAATTGCCAGTTACATCGCAATGGCTGGTGATCGCGTCGTAATGGCAAAAAACGCCATGATGATGGTTCATAATCCGTGGACAATGGCGATGGGTAGCGCCGCTGAGTTGCGAAAGACCGCTGACGTTCTGGACAAATACCGAGATTCGATTCTGGACGCCTACATGGACCGGACAAAAAAGGACCGCAAGAAGATAATGGCCATTCTCGACGCGGAAACGTGGTACACGGCACAAGAAGCAGTTGCGGCCGGGTTTGCGACAGAGGTTGGAAATATTGTCGTAGACGCTCCAAAGTTCGCAAAGGCGATGTATGGCAGCAAGCCGGAAGGCGAAAAGACCAACGAGCCAACGGCAGGAAGTCGGACGCCAGCAACGATTGCATCGCGCGAAATACGATTACAGCAGATCAAGGCTATGTTTGGACGATAGGGCTGGTACGACAAGGAGCGATAATGGGAACTGCGGTAATTGTTGGGCAAAACATGCCAGACAAAACACTGGATTGTGTTGTTGACATGCACGATCGCACGATCATGTTTGAGCCTGTTCCGCAGGCTGCTGAAGCGTGCCGGAAAAGGTACGCAACGCAGCCAAAGGCTATCGTGATCGAAGCGGCTTGCGGGGAGGAGCATGGCAAATGTGTATTTAATCTGTATAACACTGATGGGTTATCGTCGTCGCTCGGCAACATTACAGCACAGGCTGAGGGCACATGGCGGAATGTAGATTTCAGCAACACCACAGCGATCCATGTGCAAGTTGTGCGGCTCGACCATGTTCTGCAGATGCTGGGAGTCACACAGATTGATTGCCTAGTGATCGATGCCCAGGGTATGGACTTTGCAATTCTCAAGACGCTCGAACCGATGATCAACGACGGCATGATCGGTTACATTCAACTGGAAGCAGACGGCGCTGGCTTTTGTCACTACACAGGAACACCAGATAATTCAGAGGCAGCCATTCTGCAATGGATGTCGCAGTTTGAGCAATACGAGGCATCGCGATTGCCCGGCCGGATGGTGGAGCAGCCAGATTTAGTGTTTACGTTAAAAGAATAAACATTGACACGATTCCGACAATCTGCTTAGATGCACGTACGCGGGGAGTCATCCCGCACCGAACACACTGCACTTCGTCAACTAGTTAGCGGACGAGGTCAGCGAAAACAAACAGTTTCCGCCGACCTTGCGCCGCTTTTTTCATGGCCTGAGTCGGCATCACAATCGACTAAGGACTATGGAAATGATTTGGAATCTGAAAGTAATTCGGGAGCAGATCGACGAAGAGCTTGGCAAGGTTGATGCCATCGTCGCTCTCGCAAAGGAAGAAAACCGCGACTTCACGCCAGAAGAAGCCGCCGAAGTGGATCGCATTCAAGGCACGGACGACAAGCCTGGCGTTCTGCAGAAATTGTACGCCGACGAAAAACGAGCTGCTCGCGTTAACGCAAACGCAGCCGCGCGAGTTCGCTCGATTGGATCAATCGAAGTCGGCGGCCAGACCGGCAGCACAGCACTTGCGACCACAGAGCCGCCTCGGGTGCTCGTTCCAGCGACTGCCAAGCGTCACGGCACAGTCAAGCACTTCAAAGGCCCGGACGCCGAGGCAAACGCCTACTTGACCGGCCGATTTTTGATGGCTGCCATCGGCAACGATGACAAGTCAAAGATGTGGCTGAAAGATCACGGCGTGTCGATGCAGCACAGCAGCGACGACAACAGCAAGGGCGGGTATCTCGTCCCTGAAGTGTTGGAAAACGCTCTGATCGACCTCAAGGAAGAATTCGGCATGTTCCGGCGATACGCCATGAACTGGCCGATGACTTCGGATGTGTCGCTAGTGCCTCGTCGCGTGTCTGGATTCACCACGTACTTTGTTGGCCAGAACGACACGATCACCACATCCACAACCGCACTGGATCAGGTGCGTTTGGAAGCTAAGAAACTGGCTGCCCTGACGCAGTATTCCAGCGAACTGAACGAGGATTCGATCATCGCAGTTGCTGATTACTACGCTCGCGAATTCGCCTATGCCTTGGCCGTTCGCGAAGACTCCTGCGGGTTTCTTGGCGATGGCACCAGCACTTACGGCGGCATCACCGGCGTTGCAAACGCACTGGCGGCAGGCTCCGTGGTCACCGCAACTGGCGTCACCGCATTGGCGAACCTGCTGATCGGCACGTTTCAGGAAGCGGTCGGCAAGTTGCCGGAATTCCCAGGCATTCAACCAGCGTGGTACGTCCACAAGGCCGTTTACCATGCTTCAATGGGTCGCCTGCAAATGGCTGCTGGTGGAAACACCGTGCAGGATCTCGGCAACGGGCCAGTGCTGCAGTTCCTCGGCTATCCAGTGCGGTTTATTCAGACCCTTCCATCGACAGCAGCAAGCACAACAAAGATCGCCTATTTCGGCGATCTTGCAATGGCCGCAACGATGGGCACTCGTCGTGGCGTGACTCTGCGAGCTGACGAATCGCTGTACTTTGCTCAGGACGCTCTGGCGTTGCGAGTCACAGAGCGATTCGACATCAATGTGCATGAACGCGGAACGGCTTCTGTTGCAGGTCCGCTGCTGATGATCCAGATGGGCTAATCACTGAGCCACTCGTCGCTCCGGGTGGACCCGGCCGGAACGTTGGCTTGCTGGCGTTCCGGTCTTTTCAAAACCAATTGCACACATTTTCATAAGGTGATCACATGAAAGCAAATCAAAGAACTCAGGCAGTGATTGCACTGTCAGCACAGACGGCGGCAGCAACGGCAACGGTTGCTGGGACTATCGTAGACATGAAAGACTGCGATTATGCGACAATCATCCTCGCGACTTCAGTTGCGGCGAACACAAACGCAGCACCAGTCGTCGTGAAGATTCAAGAATCCGACACCACAACCACAACCGACTTTACTGACATCAGCACCAGCACGATGCAATTGTCAGTGACGCTGTCAACGGCGACTGGCCGCGACGCAAAGTTTCACATCAACAACGACGGCACACGAAAACGTTACGTGCGTTTGTTCGCGACACCTGGCACGCACACGACAAACAGCGTGGTCTCATTGGCTGCGGTTGCAGAGTTGATGATGGACACGATGCCATCAGGCACCACAGGACAGGCCGACTTTGTCGCAATTGGCTGATCACCCCTAAACACCCGGAGCAAACGAGTGACCTCAAAATCTGTTAAAGTGTGCGGCATGATGACATCGCCGCGTTACATCAATTGTTTTTGTCGAGACTACATAGACGCGGCATTTGTGGCGGCAAAGATCCCGCTGCAGGATTCGCAAGGCGTGTTTTACGGCCAGTGTATGCAGCGGATGTTGCAGCACGCTGTAGAAAAGGGCGTGGATATTGCCGTGATCTGTGACGGTGATTCACTGTTCACAGATCGCGACATTATGCGATTGCTGCAGACCTTGGAAGCCAATCCGCATATCGACGCACTGGCATCCATGCAGATCCGGCGTGGAAACAAAACGATGCTGGCAAGCATTAAAGGACAATCGACAGCAGAGGTGGGCGGAACGCCGTTGCAGGTTTCGACAGCACATTTCGGGCTGACCGTGATTGATTTGAAGAAGCTGAAGAACGTTGCAAAGCCTTGGTTTTGGTCGAAGCCAGATGAGAATGGCGAATGGGGCGACCTTCGCATTGATGATGACATTTGGTTTTGGAAGCAGTGGGAAGCGGCGGGCAACACGGTCTATCTTGATCCGCAAACGCGAATCGGGCATATGGAAGAAATGGTCGTCATGGTCGAGCCGAACACATACGAAGCCGTTCACGCATACCCGAACGAATGGATTGACTCATGCAGGTCGAATTGATGCAGGACTGGCGCGGGTATCGCGTTGGGTCTCGGTTTGAATTGAATGTAATTGGCGGAGGCGTCTTTGATGTTTTGCAACGGAACAACGTGGCAAGATTATTACCAGGACCGGGCGACGCGGGAGAAGGACCAAGAAATCCGCCATACGGTTCGAGTGGTGACTCCTCCGACGACCGAGCCAGTGACGATCGCAGAGGCCAAGGCACAGCTCAGCATCGGGGCAAGCGACGATAGTCACGACACAGAGCTGGCGTCGATGATTGCAGCGGCTCGCGAGGAATGGGAAGGCGACACCTCCATTGCATTGATTACGCGAACGCTGGAACATCGGCTGCCAAAGTTTCTGTCTACCGTCGTTTTGTCGGTGCGGCCAGCAATTGCAATTTCCTCAGTGACCTACGTTGACACAACAGGAACAACGCAAACCGTTTCATCAACCAATTACTACCTGGACAGCGACGAGGTGCGTTTTCTTGACACATTTGTAAAACCCGATGTGCAGGACAGAAGCGAAGCCGTCAAAATCACCTACACGGCCGGATATGGCAGCGACTCCCGCGCGTGTCCGGAACTTGACCGCATGGCAATCAAATTGAGTTTGGCCAATCGATTTGAAGACCGCGACATGATCGCAGCATCTGGCGAGCGACGGGCGTATGAGGCACTTGTCGCAAAGAAGATGAGGGCAAGTTATCCATGACCTTCCGCCCTGAACGAAAATTTCGACTTGGCACAATGCGGCACCGAATTACGGTGAGCGTGGAAGGAACGACACAGGACGGAGCCGGCCAACCAGTTGTGACGCTTACGACGTGGCTGAACGATGAGCCAGCAAAGTACGAGCCGACAACAGGCGGAGAAGGGGCACGAGGGCGACAGGTGGAGGCCGGAATCAGTGCCATATTCACAGTCAGATACCGCAGCGGATACACGCCAGAAATGGCGATCGACATTGACGGGCAGCGTTTCTGGATCGTCTACGTTAAGGCAGTTCAGGGCATGGATCGCTATCGAGAACTTTACTGTAAATCGGTGGTGCTGTAATGGCAAGAACACGACTAGTCCGGCAACAAAGTAACGTTTCCGTTGGGATGGAACTTATTGACGGTGACAAGTTTTTAAAGGCGTTGCAGCAATTGGAATTTACGATCCAAAGCACAGTTATTGAAAATGCGATTCAGGCTGGAACTGTGCCGGTCGAGGCAGCAATGCTTGTTAACACGCCAGAAAGCGACGGTTCACGCAGGAAGCAA